AACTTTAACATTCAATAGAAAGTTTTGTATCATGAAGAAAATTATTGTAAACCCAATTGGTCGTAAGAATCTGCAATTCCGTCGCGTAACTAACCGCTACGGTAAGCCTATCGGTTCTTTCTCTAGCCACCAAGGTTACCTATCTGTATCCCGTAATCCAATTACAGGACAATTCATGAGTCGCCCAGCAGTCTCTACGGCATAACCAAAAATCCCCTTAGGTACAACTTAATGTATCTAAGGGGACTTCTTGTTTTTATTTTGGATAACCGACAACGTGCATCGGCTTTTCTTTTTGTGTTTTTTCAGTAACCGACAACATGCATTTAATGTATGTGTTCGGCGTTTCCTGATGCCGCTTCGTCTAACAGTTCTTGCAGTTCTTCATCAGATAAATCTTCAGCACTTAGCTCAACATTAGTCTGATCGATACGTGCAAGCTTAGGTGCTTCAAACTCTGCAAGAGTCTTAGCAATCTCTAATGCTGTATCCAAGTCATCCTTGGCTACTGCTTTGATCATCATGATCTTAAGAACATCCAAAGATGTCATTTCATTCTGATCTAGAACGTCTGTCTTGTACAGCTTCCACTCAGCCATAGACATCTTAGCAGCTTCTCGTGCTTCTTTATTAGCATTACGTGTAGCAACACCTTTCTTCTGTGCTTCCCTAGCAGACTCAGTAGTCCAGTTAGGATGCAAATTCTTTAAGCTCTTTTTGTTAAAGGCCATTGTCTTCTCCATAAATTCTATATACCCCTTATAGGTATATCTTTTATGCCGAGGACAAGCCTCGTCATCAAAAAGGTAAATTAACTCTATAAGGGGTATATATAAACAACATGAATTTCGATGAGTATCAACAAAAAGCAATAACAACAGCTGTGTACCCAAAACAGCAAGCACTTCCGTACTTGGCATTAGGTTTGTCAGGAGAGGCTGCAGAGGTCGCAAATAAAGTGAAGAAGATTCTTCGTGGAGATTACGACAATGACCCAATCAAAGCAGAGGAAGCTATGGTCTCTATTAGTAAAGAACTTGGTGATACTTTGTGGTATCTGTCTGTTCTTGCAACAGAGCTTGGTGATAACCTTTCTACTATTGCTGCTGCTAATCTGGATAAACTAGCTCAACGTAAACAAGAAGGAACCCTGAAAGGAACAGGAGATGAACGCTAATCAAGAACCACATGAAGCATTTATGAAAAGGATGAGTAAAGAAATGGATGCTAAGTCGAGACAAGTAGATGGCAGCCACTATCAACTGCCAATACAACCAATTGATTTCATTGTGAAAAATGAGATACCATTCCGAGAAGCTAACATTATCAAATACATTGTTAGACATAGAAGTAAGAATGGTAAGAAAGATATCGAAAAAGCTATGCACTACTTGCAGATGATCTATGAGGAGTACGATGCCTGANTGGTTACAGTACTGGCTTGTTGTCATGGTTACTATAAACACAACAGTAAACTTAGTAGTGCTCTTCAAAGGGAGAAAGTTTAAGAAATGAAATCAATCAGAAACAAAGAAGATCATATATCAGAGAAACCTTTTGAGATAGTAAAGTGTATTAAATGTGGTAAAGAGTTCTCTGTAATGGCTATTGATAAAAGATCTAAGATATGTCCTCAATGTGATAACAATCAGAAAGAAGATAAAAGTGACTGAAGAATTAAGTAAATCCGCAAAGAAAGTAAAAAGACGTAGGGAAATCCTAGACAAATACAANCTAGGTAAGGGTTGTATTGACTGCGGNTACGACTCTAACCCCTACGCTCTTCAATGGGATCACAGAGATCCTAAAGATAANATATTCACGCCTCACAGGATGGCCTCTTATAGTATTAAGAACATCATCCTTGAAGCTCGTAAGTGCGACATACGTTGCGCTAATTGTCACACAATCAGGTCAGTAAAAGAGAAACACTACCTAGAAAGAAAAGCTTATGAAACTAGTATATGATATTGAAACAGATGGATTCGATGCAACAACAGTATGGTGCCTAGTCGCACACAACCTAGATACAGGTACAACATACAAGTTCAGTGATTACGATGACTCTCTTCCAGGAATGGATGATGGTTGTGCAGTATTGAACAATGCAGAAGTACTCATTGGTCACAACATCATTGGCTTCGATAACTTAGTTATGGAAAAGCTATATGGTTTGAAACTAAACGAAAAGAAAGTGTATGACACTTGGGTTATGTCTCAGGTTCTACAATACAAAAGACCTCACAAGCATGGTCTAAAGGGCTGGGGTGAGCACCTTAGTAACTCAAAGATCTCCTTTGATGACTGGGAAGGCTACTCTAAAGAGATGCTACGCTACTGTGTACAAGATGTTATGCTAAACGTTGATGTCTTCAACCAGCTGATGGAAGAGTACAAGAAGATTGCTTCTAAACGTCCTGCTATCAAGGAAGGTTTGCTTGTCGAGCATGACACAGCTAAGTTCAATGCTCGTGTAAAGACACGTGGTTGGAACTTCGACACACCTAAAGCAAAGGACAACCTTAAACGTATGGAAACCCGTATGTCTGAGATTGAGAAAGAGATACATCCTAAGTTAGGTACGCATAAGGTGTACATCGATAAAGAACCAAAGCTTCCTAAGTTCAAGAAGAATGGTGATTACACTGCTGTAACTGCAAGGCTACTATCAGAGCTTTACAACAAAGAAGTAAAGACAACTGACACACACGTACACGAAGTAGGTGTGACATTCCAACGATACACTGTAGAACAGATTAGTCTAGGATCTATGGAGCTTGTAAAAGAATGGTTGCTAACTATAGGTTGGAAGCCTGACGAGTACAATCGTAAGAAGATAGGTCGTGAATGGGTTACTGTTGGTCCTAAGATCACTGACACATCCCTAGCAAAGCTTGGTGAGATGGGTACAATGATTAGTGAGTATTACACNTTACGTAATCGTAGCTCTGTTATCAAAGGCTGGCTAGAAGTTCTAAAAGATGGTCGTATTCATGGTAACATGTGGACTATTGGTACTCAAACATTCCGTTGCAGACATGAGGTAATCGTTAATCTTCCTGGTGTACATGCACCCTGGGGTAAGGAACTACGAGAACTATTCATACCTGATGAAGACTGGAAAGTAGTAGGTGCAGATAGTTCTGGTAACCAGCTACGTGGTCTATGTCACTACGTAGGTAACGATGAGTTCACTAATGAGGTAATCTATGGTGACCAACATCAACGTAATGCTGATGCACTAGGTTGTGATAGACCTACTGCAAAGAACTATCTCTATGCATATCTCTTCGGTGCTGGTGATGCTAAGCTAGGTTCTATCCTAACTGGTAAACCTAACGCCAATGCAGGTAAGAAGTCACGAGAAGACTTTGCTAAAGGTATCAAGGGCTTACAAGAGTTACGTGATAGGTTAGGTAAGGTGTGGCAAAGCACACAGTACGCATCTGGAGAGGGTTGGTTCCCTGGTCTTGATGGTCGTCCTGTCTTTGTCTCTGGTGAATACCAGGCTCTTAACTACTTACTGCAAACTGCAGAGGGTATCACATGTAAGTCTGCACTGTCATATGCTATGAACAAGATCAACGAAGAAGGTCTACGTGCTGAGCCTCGTCTGTTCTATCATGATGAGATTGCTTACATTGCACACCCTGATGATGTTGATCGTGTCGGTGAGATCTTACAAGAGTCCTTCAAGAAAGGTCCAGAGATGTTTGGCGTAACCTGTATGGAAGGTGGTGACTATGTTATCGGATCTAGTTATGCAGACGTACACTAATATAAAGGAAACAACAAGTGAATCAATCGAGTACCCAAGCTACAACGTATCCTACCACCCAATGCCAAGTAAGTATGAGCCGAGAGAATGGTGCAGCTTACTTGATAGCTTGTATGATATCAGAGGCTACATCGTTCTCCATAAACTCGCCGCAGTTGAGTTTGAAAGAGAATGGTGGGACCCTTATCCAGTAAATAATGTAATCAAACAATGGGGAATAGAAGTTATATGGAAGGAATCAAATGATAACAAAGAAAGCACTTCAAGTTCTTGAGAAAAGGTATACGAAAAGAATACGTCAAATGTCTTATGAATACACTAAGATTGTAAATCAATTCCCTTACTGGGTAAAACAAGACATGGCACCTAACTTTCGTAAAGCATTAGACAATGAACATAGAAAACTAGAATGGATAAAGGAAAAGTTAAATGGCACTAGCCTTAATTGACGCTGACTCTATATACTTCAGGGCTGCTTACAGTAACGCTGACAATCAACTAGAGTTAAGAAAGATAATTGATAGGACAGTACGTGAATGTACCGCCTATGCCTTCTCAGAGCCTCATGAGTGCCGTGTAGCACTAAAGGGTAGGGGTAACTACCGCAAGACTATGTATGCCCCCTACAAGGGCACCAGACCCGACCTAGCGGAAGACTTAAAGAAAGCTCTCAACTATGGTCATGACTACATGAAAGAGAAATGGGATGGTGTAGAAGCTGATGGTATGGAAGCAGATGACTTAGTTTGTATATGGGCATACGAAGCACGAGAGATGGACCTAGACTTTGTTGTCTGTGGTATTGACAAGGATCTAAAACAGATACCAGGCCATCACTACAACTACAATAAGAAGATTGGTGAGTTTGTAGATGATGATAAAGCTAACTTAAACCTCATGCTGCAATGCTTAACAGGTGACACTAGTGATAACATCCCTGGTATTAAAGGTATTGGTCCAAAGAAAGCTGCTAAGATCCTGGAGGGTGTCCCTATGGGGCAACGATGGGAGTCTGTCAAAGCTGCATGGAAGGAGAACAAGGCTGGTGACCCACACCTTAGTCGTGACTTACTCACTATGCTAACAACGTGGGAAGAACTAGAGGAGATGAGTAAGCGTGGACGAAATGAACCATTACTTCTCGATAAAACCCCTGAGTGCGAACAAGATGTGGAACCGAAAGGGGAAGACAACGTTCAAGTCAGCGGATTATCTACAGTATCAGAATAATATTCGTGATGAACTTATAGGAACTGACTGGCCTTTCGGGTCTGGTCAGGTCTCTTTCAACATTACAGCAGGTCTCTCCAATAGAGGTGCAGATCTAGACAATGTAATCAAACCAATACTAGACACATACCAAGGAGTGTATGAGGATTTCAATGATAACAAAGTTTACAGCATCGAACTTGACAAGCGAATCGTTAAACGAGGAGGAGAGTTCCTTGACATCAGAATACGAGAGTATGAAAGTGATCAAGCAACAGAGACTCGACAAGAAGAAAGTAGCGAGTCAACGAAGGAAGATCAGTCGTCAAGCTAAAGAAGAAAGATGGAACTAAATGAATGAACAAAGGTATACTAAAGGGCCATGCCCATTTCCTGGGTGTGGTAGCTCAGATGCATTCACAACATACAGCGACAGTGGCGTAGGCCATTGTTTCAGCTGTGGTAAATCAAAGAAAGTAGAAACAAATATGAGAACAGATTATGAACAT